TGTCGGTGCAGATCAATTAGCTGCAAGTGCAGTAGTATTTGGTTCACTAGCAGGTGCTTTAGTACAAACTTCAGGCGAGTCATTCTCAGATGATGATACATCTATTATGACATCAGCTGCTATTAACGATAGAATCGAAGCATTAATCACAGCAGAAGATTTAGATTTTGCTGGTGATTCAGGAACAGGTGCAGTTGATCTCAACTCACAATCCTTAACAATTCAAGGTACCGCAAACGAAATCGAAACAAGTGCAAGTGGCCAAACTTTAACAGTTGGTCTTCCAAACAATGTAACAGTTGGTGGAAACTTTGCAGTAACAGGAAACTTAACAGTAAATGGTACAACTACAACTGTTAATTCAACAACTACAACAGTAGACGATCCGATCTTTACAGTCGGTGGTGATTCTGCTCCAAGCTCTGACGATAACAAAGACAGAGGTATTGAGTTTAGATATCACAATGGTTCAGCTGCAAAAGTTGGTTTCTTCGGTTTTGATGATTCAACAGGTAAATTTACATTTATCTCAGATGCTACAAACAACTCAGAAGTATTCTCAGGAAGTGCTGGAGATGTAGCGTTTGGCGGAATCGCAGGTACTGGTTTAGCATTATCAGGTTCTATCACATCAATAGACGGTTCAGCACCAACAAATGGTCAGATTCTTATGGGTCATACTTCAAACGGAGATATGCAACTAGGAACTATCACTGCTGGTGAAGGTATCGATGTAACTAATGGTGCAGGTAGTATTACAATCGCAGCTGAAGATGCAACAGCATCTAACAAAGGTATCGCTTCATTTAACTCAAACGGGTTTACAGTGTCAAGTGGTGCAGTATCAATTACCGGAATTGACGGAGGCACATTTTAATTAGTGCTTAAACTCATAGGAGGGTAATATGGCAGCAGTTATACAGATAAAAAGAAGTTCTACTCAGAATGATGTCCCAACAACAAGTGATTTAGTACTTGGTGAATTGGCGGCTAATACTTACGATGGTAAGTTATTCATGGAGAAGAATGATGGTTCTGCTTCTATAGTTGAGGTCGGGTCTAATCCGTCCACCCTTAGTGTAAATAGTGCTTACTCATTTCCGACTAGTGATGGTTCTAATGGTCAGATACTTCAGACAGACGGTTCAGGAACTTTAAGTTTCGCTAGTGCCGCTAGTTCTGGAGTTGTAGTCTTCAAATATTCTATAACAGGAAACACAACATCTATTACAGGTGCTGATGATGACAATAATACATTGTCATATGATATAGGGTCAGAACAAGTATTCCTAAATGGTGTACTTCTTGCTGACGGTGGAGATGACTACACTGCAACCAATCAGAGTACTATTACCTTGACTCAAAACGCTATCTCAGGAGATGTCGTTCAAGTTGTAGCGATCACATCGGTCGCAAACTTAGTTCAAGGGTTCTTTACTGCAACAGAATTTAGCGCAACAACAGCTGATCAAGTATTATCAACATTGCCGGTTGCCAACAAGGCAGTCAAATATGTGATAAACGCCACACATTCAAGTGCTGGTACACATGCAGCTGAAGTGTTGTTGATTAACAATGGAAGTAATGCATTTTTCGTACAATACGGCGATGTATTTTCTTCTTCATCATTGTTTTCATTGAGTGCTGATGTTAATTCAGGTAATATGAGACTTCTCATAACACCTGCTAACACTAACACTACAGTGGACACTTTCCAAATTAGGCATCAATAGGAGTAAGATATGGCAATAACAAGAGCATTCAAAATCGCTGAATTGATTCGTCATATGACTTACGATTCTACAGACGATGTAATTAAAACTGAGAAAAGAACAGAAGATAAAAACAAAAAAAGAGGTGCAGCCACAAGAACTGCAACCACTGAGTTTAATCTTGATACCTTTGCTCATGCAGATTATAGAGCTGCAAGATACATCATCGCAATGTCTAGAGGAAGTGACTTTCATTCAACTGAAGTTATGTTAGTTCATGACGGAAGTACAGTGACGCTAACTCAGTATGGCACACTTAAAGACGCCAATTTAGCGACAATAGACGCAGATATTTCAGGTTCTAATGTTAGACTGAAAGTTACACCAGCGAGTGCAACTTCAACAGTCATTAAATTTGATAGAACTTTAGTAGAAGCTTAAAACGAAAACATTTTGTTTTAGAGAGGCACTTCGGTGCCTCTTTTTTTATATGAGTGTTGGAAAAGCATAAATAGAGTTATGGCTACGACAAAGAAATTTTTAGCAGACACAGGACTAGAAACTGCAAGTGACTTGACTGTAGATGGTAATGCAACTATCACAGGAAATTTAACAGTTAACGGCTCTACAGTTACAGTAACATCATCAACTACATCTGTATCTGATAGTATGATCGAGTTAGCACAACAAAACACTTCTTCAGATACTTTAGATATAGGTATCTACGGTAACTATAATGATGGTTTATCAGATGGTGGTGCTAGTGAATATACAGGACTCTTCAGAGATGCATCTGATTCCACATGGAAACTTTTTGATGGTCTAGAAGTTGAACCTACTACAACTGTTAATCTATCAGGTTCAGGATATGCAAAAGCATCATTAGAAGTTGGTGATCTATCTTGTACAACTATAACAGCAACAGATACTTTGACTATCGATAGTTTAGTTGTTGATAGTACCGATGGTACTACTTTAACAACAACATCTGAAACAGAATTAGATAGTTTTTCAGCATCGACATATAGAAGTGCTAAGTATCTATTACAAGCTTCTCAAGGAAGTGATTATCATGCATCTGAGATTTTAGTAATTCATGATGGTACAAATGCATACGAATCACAATACGGTATAATTATTACAGACGGTTCATTATATTCTGTTTCTGTATCATTAGCAAGTGGTAATGTAAAACTTAATGTCACACCTGCAAGTTCAAGTTCGACAGTCTTTAAGTGGTCTAGACAATTAATAAAAAGTTAAAATAATTATCTTCAATGCGTAATTGGAGAGTAAGAGATAAACTAAATAATGGTGTTATAACAGACACTATAGTATAGGAATCATAAATGGCAACACAATCAAACTTAGTAATTGAATATGGATTATCAGTGGGTACAACTGAAGTGATTAACTCATCTGGTAAACTACAAGCTAGTGCCATATCTACATTAGATACAGATGATTTATCAGAGGGATCAACGAACTTATATTTTACAACTTCTAGAGTTGATACACATCTAGCAAACGCATCAGCTTCAAAAACTCTCGCAAATGTACAGATTGATGGAGGAACAATTTAATGTCAAGTAAAAATTTCATAATTAAAAACGGACTGACTGTCGGTAGTACAGAAGTAGTAGATAGTTCAGGAGACTTGACTGCGGCTGCTTTTGGTACGGCTGCAAATGAAGCAATCGATGATCAGGTAAACAATCTCTTAACAGCAGGTTCAGGTATATCATTATCTTATAATGACGGTGCTGGTACATTAACAATTACAAGAGATGCAGAAACAGGTGACATTGAAGGTGTCACTGCTGGTAATGGTCTATCAGGTGGCGGTACTTCAGGTACAGTCAGTTTAGCAGTAGACTTAAATGAATTATCAGCCGCAACAGTAAATGTTGCAAACGATAGTATCGCTCTTATAGATGCAGATGATTCAAACGGAAGTAAGAAAGAAAGTATTGCAGACTTTGTAAGTGCGATTGCAGGATCAGGTCTTTCAGCAAGTTCAGGACAATTAAGTATTTCAGAAACAGGAGATATAAGTTCTGTAACAGCAGGTACTGGTCTATCAGGTGGCGGATCATCAGGTGCTGTCACATTAGCAGTTGATCTATCAGAATTAACAGACATGACTCAAGCAGTCAATAGTTCGCAAGATGAACTTATCATATTAGATAACGGTGCAGATAGAAGAAAATTAATATCAGAGATTCCACTTTCTGCTTTCAATAACGATTCAGGATTTGCCGCTGGAGATATTACTACAGTAACAGCAGGTGATGGTCTAACAGGCGGTGGTTCATCAGGAGATGTTTCACTTGCAGTTTCAGTTGACGATAGTTCAATCGAAACAAGTTCAGATGTTATGAGAGTAAAAGCAGGTGGTATTACAAATGCCATGTTGGCAGGGTCAATCGCTGCTGGCAAACTTGCAGGTTCAATCGGAAACTCATTACTATCTAACAGTGCAATAACAATCGATGGTACTTCAGTATCACTTGGTGGTTCTATAACAACAAACAACACTGTAGATATGGGTGACGGTTTCGTAATCGAAGATGGAGACGGAACTGAAGTAACAATCACTGAAAACAAAGAAGTTAAATTTGTAGAGGGTGGTGGTATTGATATTAACTGGACAGATACATCAACAGGTTCAGATGGCGATCCATATGATTTAACATTTACAATTGCTTCTGGTGGTGTAACAAACGATATGCTAGCAGGTTCAATTGCAAATAGTAAACTCGCAAACAATCAATTAACAGTAAACTCAAATACAGCTGCTTTAGGTGGTTCGATAACTTTAGATACAGATGATGTCGGAGAAGGTTCATCAAATCTTTATCATACAGCTGCTAGAGCAAGAGCTGCTATATCAGCTGGTACAGGTGTTGGTATTTCATCTGGCGAGATTAGTATTGGTCAGGCAGTTGCAACAAACAGTAATGTTCAATTTGCAAACATGACACTATCTGGTAATTTAACAGTTAACGGTTCAACAGTAACCAACAGCGCATCAAATACAACAATTGAAGATGCTCTTATAGAACTTGGATCAGGTAACTCTGGTTCAAACTCAAACGATCTTGGTTTAATTTTAGAAAGAGGCTCAACAGGAGATAACGGATTCATCGGTTTTGACGAAAGTGCTGATCAGTTTGTAGTCGCAACTACAACTGCAACAGGTGGTTCAAGCGGTGACTTAACTCTAACAGATGCTAACTTTAGAGCAAATCAGATTACAACATCATATGCTAACAATAGTGGTGGTGTAGTGAGAAATATATATCAAAATACCTCTGCTCCAGGCGCAAGTGATGGTGCAGTTGGTGATTTATGGATTTTATACTCTTAATTAGAGAAACAAAAATATGGCGACAGGTAATCAGAAGGTTAAAACCCCTACAGGTTGGAATGCTACGAGGGGTGCATGGGTAAAAACAGGACCAACAACATGGAAAGATGTAGAACAAATTTACATCAAAACTCCTACAGGTTGGAATAATGCATCTGGTCAAGAAGCAACTCAGCAACCTTACCCTTATATTGCAAATAATCAAGAACCAAATATAAGACAACAGCCTGCACCTTATCCTTATATTGCAAATGCTCAAGAACCTAATATCAGGCAACAACCAGCGCCATATCCCTATATCGCTACTGGTCAACAACCAAATATCAGAGATCAACAAGAACCAAATATAAGAGATCAACAAGAGCCTAATATACGAAGAACACCTTCACCGTATCCGTATATTGCAAATGCTCAAGAACCAAATATCAGACAACAACCAGCGCCATATCCATATATTGCGAATGGTCAAGAGCCTAATATTAGACAGCAACCAGCACCATATCCATATATTGCAAATGCTCAAGAACCTAATATAAGAAATCAACAAGAACCTAATATTAGAGATCAGCAAGAACCAAATATTAGAAGACAACCTGCACCGTATCCTTATATTGCAAATGCTCAAGAACCAAACATTAGGCGAACACCAACACCGTATCCTTATCCTGCCAGTGCTCAGACACCAACTATTGGTAGTACGCAAGAACCTAATATCGGTGGGACAAGACAACCTAATACTTACAATCATAGATCGCCATTAACTTATCAGGCACAGGGCAATACGCAAGAACCTAATATTAGAAATAGACAAACACCGTTTACATACGATGCGACAGGTAATACTCAACAACCTAATATCAGACAGACACCTGCACCTTATCCGTATATTGCAAATGCTCAAGAACCAAATATTAGAAGACAGCCTGCACCGTATCCTTATATTGCGAATTCACAGGTGCCAAATATAGGTAATACTAGACAACCAGTAATTTATCAGACACCTTCTATTGGTAATACAAGAGTACCATTTACATATCCATATATCGCAGCTGGTCAAGAACCAAACATTAGAGATACAAGGGTACCGTTTACATATCAGGCAACAGGTAGTTCTCAAGAGCCAAACATTAGAGATGGTCAACAACCATTTACAGGTGATAGTAGAAATCCAAATATAGGTAGTACTCAGACACCGTTTACATATCCGTTTAGAACACCTACAACATATGATCATAGATCACCGTTTACATATCCATTTATCGGTAATAGTAGACAACCTAATACATATCAACATAGATCGCCATTTACTTATCAGGCGCAAGGTAACTCTAGACAACCTAATACATATGATCACAGGTCACCATTTAGACAACCTAATACATACAATATACAGACAGCTGGTAATACTCAGAGTCCGTTTACTTACCCATTTATAGCAAATGCTACAGGTAATACTCAGAGTCCATTTACATATCCATTTATAGCAAACGCTACAGGTAATACTCGAAGCCCATTTACATATCCATTTATAGCAAATGCTACAGGTAATAGTAGACAACCTGCAAGATATCCTTATATTGCTAATAATACAGGTAACAGTAGAACACCGTTTACATATCCTTTTACAACTAACGCACAGGGACAAACAGCAATATTAAATGTGTATAGATTCCCGTACTTTTTCCAAAGTTTCGGAGGCGGCGGTACACCTAACTTCCAGGAACCATAAGAATAAATATGAAGATGATAAATTACAAAACAAGGGAGAGTAAATAATGCCATTCGGTCAGAGAATAGGTGCGACATTTGCTCAAGGTCCGTACCCTTATATTGCAAATGCTACAGGTAACAGTAGACAGCCATTTACATATCCTTTTACAACTAACGCAAGGGGTAGTACTAGAAACCCGTTTACATATCCGTTCACAACAAACGCAACAGGTAATACAAGACAACCTAATACATATCCGTTTACAACAAACGCAACAGGTAATACGAGACAACCTAATACATATCCGTTCACTGTAAACGCAACAGGTAATACGAGACAACCTTTAATTTATCAAGTACCAAGTATCGGTAATACTAGAATCTCGGCTCAAGAACCAAACATTAGAGATACAAGGGTACCGTTTACATATCCATTTATTGGTAATACTCAACAACCTAATATTCGTGATACAAGGGTGCCGTTTACATACGATGCAACAGGTAGTACACAACAACCTAATATTAGAGATCAACAAGTACCAAATATTGGAAACACTAGACAACCTAATACATATTCGTTTAGAACGCCTTTCATCTATCAAGGAAGAAATCCGTTTACATATGATCACAGGTCACCGTTTACATATCCGTTTATAGGAAATACTAGACAACCTAATACATATGATCATAGATCGCCATTCACTTATCAGGCGCAAGGTAATACTAGACAACCAAATACATATAATATTCAAACATCTGGTAGCACTCAGAGTCCGTTCACATATCCATTCAGAACGCCTCAGACATATCAGGCTCAGGGTATTACTCAGACAACTTATAACTTTAGATCGCCAAGTACATATGCAACTCAAGGTATAACACAAACAACATACGATCATAGATCGCCATTTACATATCCATTTATTGGTAATAGTAGACAACCTAGCACATATGATCATAGATCACCTTTTACATATCCTTATATTGCGAATCAACAAGAACCGAATATCAGAGATACAAGAGTACCTGTAACTTATCCGTTTAGAAGTCCATTTACATATAGTTTCAGAACACCAAGCATCTATCAGGCAACAGGTATTACACAAACAACCTATAACTTTAGATCGCCAAGTACATATGCGACTCAAGGTATAACTCAGGTCACTTATGACCACAGATCGCCATTAACTTACGATCATAGATCACCATTGACTTATGATCATAGATCACCAAGTACATATGCAACTCAAGGCATTACACAAACATCGTATGATCATAGATCGCCTTTCACATATGCAACTCAAGGTATTACGCAAGTATCATATCAACATAGATCGCCTAGTGAATATGCGACTCAAGGTATAACTCAGGTCACATATAATCACAGATCACCATTGACTTATGATCATAGATCGCCATTGACATATGATCACCGATCTCCGTTTACATATCAGACTCAAGGTATTACACAAGCGTCATACCAACACAGGTCGCCAAGTACATATGCAACGCAAGGTATAACTCAAGTGTCATACCAACATAGATCACCATCGACTTATGCAACACAGGGTAGAACACCAGTTGACCGATGGGACGGTGTATTGAGTCAACAGTGGCCAGCTTCTCCTATTACGCAATAAATAAGTTTTAAAAGGAAGGATATATTATGAATAATTTCATTGAGAATCTCAAGCTTACCGTATTCACGGAAGATTTTAAAGTAGAAGAACATCAAGGTAGTTCTAGCCTTGGTAGTTTTAATTTCAACAAAGAAGATGTAGAAAACACTGAACAATATCAAGCAATCAAATGGGCTTACGAGAAGATCGGTGGACCTAAACTAGTTAAATGGGGTGATGTTGCAGACAAACAAGATACACATGTAACTAAAACAACTTTTGAATTAAATACATTTGGTCAGTGTCAACATTCTTCTTATCTATATCACTATCTATTTCCACATGGTTACTATGAAAAACCAGAAAATCCTAGATCAGGCTATCTCGGGTTTGATTTTAAAAATACAAACGATGAGTATTGTGATATTAGAAAGTTTGCAGATACAGACAAAGCGGGTGAAGAGTTTTTAAAACTAAGTGATGAACAACAAAGAGAAAGAGTTTCATCAACTTATTATCACGGTGCGAAAGCTCATTGGTTAATTCAAAATATCAGAGAAGAGGGTTTATGGAATCCAATTCAAGGTATAATTAAGAGAAGTGGTGATTCGTATTCAATTGCAATACATCCAGGTTCAGTAAGATCGCAAGTATTTGAATTATTAAATGATAGAGAGTTACCTGTTTTAGTTACTGATAGATTCGATGTTTTTGATCAAGAGCCTTTGTCATTTGAAGAGTTGATAGATTACTTCAGAGAACTGGCGAAAAAACAAGATTGTGGTGATAATATATCTTTTAATTTTGTTAGAGGTTATATCGAGTGTCATACACAAATGCAAAATGGTGGTGGTACTGATTTTAGACCTAGAGTAAAAGAATTCAATAAGAAGATTACAGAACTTGCAAAAGGTAAAAGATTATCAATCTATGTAGGTTATGATAGTAGACATGGTGAGTTAGCAAACGAAGCTGCTCTTTGTATTCAATACGCCATCAAACAAAGTTTCGGTAGTGGTGATATAAATGATATGTTCAAAGACTGGAATCCAGAAGTCAAACTATTAGATGTTTCTAAGATACCTGAATATACTAGAGAGTATGCAAATCAATCTACAGAGTTTACATATAGCCGATTCTTAATACCTTACTTAGAAAATTACGAAGGTTTTAGTATCTTTGTAGACGATGATTATTTCTTTGCAAAGAGTCCTTTACCTTTCTTTCACTTCTTAAATCCTAATGATGCAGTTGCTTGTGTCGAATATGATTTTGATAAAGTCTCAGAAACAAAATTCAATGGTGAAAAGAATGTGGCATATCCGAAGAAACTATGGTCTTCGTTTATGATATTTAATAATGCACATGAAGATTGTAAGAAACTTACTCCTGAAGTTGTCAATACTGAATCAGGTAAGTATCTACATCAATTTGAATGGACTGATAAAGTTAGTATGATACCAGAACGATGGTTTATTACAGAAGGAACTGATACATTGAAAACAAAACCAAGAGCATACTCTATACATTTTACAAGAGGTGGCCCTTGGATAGAAGGTATGAATACAGCGCTAATAAATATGTTAGACGATAAAGACAGACTTGTCCAAAAAGCTAAGAACAACATAGACAAATCTTAAGAAGTATAATATAATGGAGTTATTATGAATATGTTTATATACACCGAAAACGGTGACTTACACATTAGAAAACCAAATGGTCTAGAATATCAATTTCAAAATACAGATAAACCTAATTTAGGTTTTGAGTATGATGTCGTAGTTTACGATAATGAAGAATTTAAAATTACCAAGTGGGAAGAAGGTGTAGATTGGGATAACCAAGTTAAATCAAAACTAAATGATGTTGAGATAGATGCAATAGAACAATACATCGATAATTCTGAAGCCCCTCCAGGTGTTACATTAACTAATATGTACAGTAATAGATTGAACGAAAAGGTTCATCAATATATTGGTATTATATGTGATAGCTATGGTTTTGGATGCATTACAGATGTCTTAGCAGCTGGCAGAGAGGGTTCAAATCACCCTTTAAGATCAGATGCAAGAAGAGTTTTAGAATATCATGATGCAGTGTGGAATGTTTACATTTCTGTTATAGATGAAATTCAAAACACTAGAGAAGATGTATTAAAAGATTACTATCATTACGAATCAATGTTACCTCAACCTACTGGAATACCAAACGCTTAATGTTAAAAATTGAGAAGGTTGATTCTCCTTTTCACATTCAAGAATTACCTTTAGATAGAGTATATGTGATTGACAATTACCTAGAAACATCGATATGGCATACAATCGATGAACAGGTAACAAACGCTCCTATGTGGGCAAAAACAAATCAAGTAAAAGGTGATAGCCCAACAGGACTACCTCATCATAGTTTTTGGGGTGCTAGTTGGTTCAGATCAAATAACGGCAAAAGAGAAACAGAAGAAAGTGCTCATAGGGGTACTATGTATCTAGCAGATATGTTAGATAAAAGAATACAAAATGATTTTGGTTTTAATTGGGTAAGATTTCAATATATGGGAACCAACTCTCAAACATTTGGTCAACATGGTACAACACATTCAGATTGTAAAGAAGAAGATGAGTGGAATCTTTCATTCTTATATTACTACAATAGATATTGGAATCCAGAATGGGGTGGCACATTAAGATTTTATGATGAAGGACAACAAGGTCTTGATGGTCGTGATGATCACATAAAGAATCACCAGATCGGAGAAGTAGAGTTTGTACCAAATCGATTGTTGATGTTTGACGGAAGAATACCACATGGAGCAGATGCACCAAATAAACGAGCTAGATATCAAGATAGAAGATCAATTGTATTGAGAGGAGATGAAGTGGAGTTGACATGCCTACAATAGACTTTATAGCACATAACGAAGAATCAGTAAGATCATTTAAACCTGTTCTTGCTAGAAAGATGCAACCAGAATGGTGGAAGAAAGCAAGAGTTTATGTTGATCGTCAAGGTGTAACTACACAATCTATACGAGCCTGTCCTGCGATGGACGATTGGATGAAATCTGGTTGGATGATTGTTACTCAACATGATATAGAAGTTATCAATGGCAACAATGATGGTGTGCCTGATAGTAATTTTAAAGTAAAGACTGAACCACACCCTACTAAAAGAGTTGCATCACCAAATCACCCAAATCACCAGTTCTATGATTATCAACCACCTGGTATGTCAGGCAAAGTTAAAGATGCATTTAAACTTCGTAATCCTTGGAATATAATCACACCACCTGGCTATTCAACATTATATCTAGACCCATTTTTACAAGCAAATAAATTCTTTTCAGTTTGGCAAGGCATCATTGATACAGACACATTCAATGTCAATCAAGATAATGCACAAATGATTTTCTATACTAAAGTAGATCATAACTTTACAATACCAAAAGGTACTGCATTATGTCAGATCATACCATATAAAAGAGAAACATGGACTGCAACATATCAATTGCATAGTGAGAAACAAGGCATGTCAAATAAAAGTAGACATACCTCACATCAAGATATTAGAACAGTAGAAGAATGGAATGTTTCACCTAAGTATGTAAACATGGCAGAAGACATGAAGTTTGGTCCATATAGATTAGAAGGATATTGGAATGAAAAGGGTAAACTATATCAAGAAGAAGGTCCACCACCTGAATGTCCAATGCATAAAGATTACAAAGATGTTCAGAGAGAGATGACCGATCTAAATTGGGACGGTGAAGAATGAGTGTAAAGTTATTATTTCCAGCATATGTCTTTACGAGAGAGTTCTTAGGTAAAGACAGTCACAAAGACCCTTCAATGACTGAAGAGTATTTCACAATGATGAAAAATGAAATGGACCAAATGGAAAGAGACGATGGTGCTGGTCGAAGAGTTTCAAATCAAAATGGTTGGCAATCAAACGATGGTATTGATCGACACCCTACTTTTGTGAAAATGATGAGAGGTGTAAAGAGATTAATTCGTCAAGAAATGATGCCTATGTTAGGCGTCAAAGATGATGCATACACTATCGATATGCATAATTCATGGGCTAATAAAAACTATAGTGGTTCATGGAATGCACCACATTTACATAATGGTTGTTTTTATTCAGGCGTAATTTATATACATGCAGATGGAGATGAAGGACATTTTCGTGCAATTGATACAGATCATAAATGTGTAGGTAACTATCCACCCAATCCTATGATGAGAGAGTCTTGGGCAGTACAACCAAAAACAGGCATGCTCATACTTTTTCCTAGTGCATTGATGCATATGGTAGAACCAAATCTTACAGACAAAACCAGATACAGTATATCATTTAATTTTAATGTTAATCTAAATCAAGGTGCAGAACCAGGTGATCCTCAATTGTCATCTATGAGAGAAAACATTAAATATGAACATTTAGAGTTTGAAATAGACGATAATGGCGACTTAATCCCATAAATAGTCTACATGGAAAACATAGCAATCACACTCGATCCCGAGGTTCTTTGGAACATAATTCTCACTATTATCATCTTACCAGCAGGTTTTCTTATTCGTTCTCTTCTGGCAGAACAAAAAAGATTAGATATATTAGTCAATAAAACTAGAGAAGAGATCGCTAAAGACTATGTTACTAGAGAACAATTAGAAAAAGATTTAGAGAAACTCATTGGTACGGTAGAAAGAATCGATGAGAAACTAGATAGACTTCAGACCAAAACTTATTTCCAAGAATAAAATTTGCATAAATAGTAAGGAACACAGGAACTTACTATGGCAAAACCAACATCAAAAGATCAACTAAAAGACTACATCAAGAGAAAACTTGGTGCACCAGTCCTTGAAATCAATGTTGACGATGATCAGTTAGACGATAGAGTAGATGAAGCATTACAATACTTCTATACATATCATTATGACGGCACAATCAAAGTATATCTGAAACATCAAATTTCTGAGACCAAAAAGACTACAATGAAGACTAATGAAACCTTCACTGAGTCAGCTGCTGGTACTCATGATTATAATGACGAACAGGTATTACAACAAAAGAATTACATCGTATTACCAGACTTTGTAACTTCAGTTGTTAGAATGTGGCCTTTCAATGATAATGCCAATCTGAACATGTTTGATTTAAGATATCAACTCAGATTGAATGATCTATATGATCTCACATCAACAAACATTTTATACTACGAACAAGTGCAACAACACATATCTTTACTAGATCGTGTGTTAGTTGGAAGACAACCTGTTAGATTCAATCAACACATGAATAGATTGTATCTAGATATGGATGTCGATATGATTAATGCTAATGAATTTATTATCATTGAGTGTTACAGAAAAATAGACCCTACAGACTTCACAGATGTCTATGATGATATGTGGTTGAAAAGATATGCAACTGCATTAGTGAAGTATCAATGGGGTGAAAATCTGTCTAAGTTCCAAGGTATTGCATTGCCAGGCGGAGTAACACTTGATGCAAGTCAAATGAAATCGGAAGCTCAAGAAGAAATACAAAGATTAGAAGAAGAATCCAGACTGAATCACGAGATGCCAGTTATGGATATGATAGGTTAATAAATAATGCCCGTTAATACACATTTCAGCCATGCTGTTCAGAGCGAACAGCACCTTTACGAAGATATAGTAGTAGAGTCTTTACGCATGTATGGCCAAGAGGTCTTTTACTTACCTCGTAAAGTAGTTGAAGAAAATGATATCTTCAATGAAGAAGTTCAAGCATCATTCTTAGATGCATACTCAGTTGAAATGTATATTGAAAATACAGACGGCTTCGAAGGCGAAGGTGATCTGTTATCTAAGTTCGGCGTAGAGATACGAGATCAAGCAACATTCATTATATCAGTAAGAACATGGGAGAGATTCGTTTCATTAGATGAGAATCTTGCATCATCATTTAGACCAAATGAAGGTGACCTGATCTATCTCCCTTTGTCAGGCAGTATGTTTGAGATTAAGTTTGTAGAACATGAAGACCCATTCTATCAGATCGGTAAATTATTTGTGTTCAAGATGAGATGTGAATTATTCGAATATGCTAATGAAGACTTCGATACAGATGTTCTTGATATAGATCAAATCGAAGATCAACAGGCATACATTGTTGAATTCACAATGGCAGGCGGTGGTTCAAATACATTTGCAGCTAATGAAAATGTAAAACTATCTGGTACTGCTGATACAGAAGTTGTAGGTGAAGTAGTATCATGGCGTGCCGATACTAGAATACTCAAACTCAAAGATGTTACAAGAACTTTCCAAGTCGGTGATGTCATTGTAGGTATTGAGACAGCTGCTACACATACTATTCAGACTATTACAGATGTATTGACGATGGCAAATGATGGTCAAGCAGATAACTTAGAATTTGAAAGTAATGATGGTGATTACTTAGACCTATCTGAAACTAACCCATTTGGTGAACCATAATGTTTGGAACTTATTTTTATCACGAAACAATTAAGAGATGTGTATCAGTATTTGGTACACTCTTTAATAATCTTGATTACAAGAAAACAAAAGATGATGGTACAGTATTAGGTAGATACAAAGTACCGATCTCATATGGTCCTGCTCAAAAGTATTTACAGAGATTAGCAGAAGAACCAAATCTAAACGATGGTAGCAGATCGGCAATATCACTACCTCGTATGGCATTTGAACTAACTGGTTTCACATACGATGCACAAAGACAACAGAACAAATTAATTCGTACAAGAAAGTCTACAATAGAAACAGACAATGTCAATAGAAAGAATCAATACGCACCAGCACCATACGATTTAAACTTTACATTATCTATCATGGCAAAAAACATGAATGATGTATTGCAATTAGTAGAACAAATACTACCATACTTCCAACCAGAATATACTGTCACTATGAAGATGGTTGATGATATGTCAGACAATAGAGATGTGCCAATTGTCTTAAACGATGTATCTTTTACAGATGATTACGAAGGTGAAATGGAAGGTCGAAGAGTTATAACTTACGATCTAAGTTTCACTATGAAAACATACTTCTTCGGACCTATCGGTACAAGTAAGTTAATTACAAAAGTTATCGAGAGAAGTTATATTGGAGATGGCAATGCCGCTTTCAGTTCTTCTCAGATCGATAGTGCAGGTCTAGTAAAAGAAGTTAAACATTATGAACCTGCTTTCTCAGCAGTGTGTAATGCAGTAAGTGACTCCGCTACAGTTACTTTTGGTACTGCAATAAATAGTGGTATCAGTACTGGCGATGAGGTCGTTGGTACAGGGAATACAACGAACCCAACAGTAAGTGCAATTGCAAATGATAGATTATCAATAACATTATCGGCAAATGCTACGATCACTGGCGAAACAACATTGTTCTTCGTAGGTTCGGTAGACCCAAATGACACTTATGTCGTATCAGAGGAAGTCACATTCTATGATGATGGTACATCTATAGACTTTACTGCTGATAAAACAACAGACGCTAGTTAATTATGAGCAAAACAGATGATAAGCTCAATGAGCTTTTAAACATTGATACTGAGATCAAAAAAGAAACCACTGCTGTGGTAACAAGAGCAACACCAGATCGTTCAGCAAATATCGAAACAGATTACAAATATGCAAGAGATAACTTGTACAATCTTGTTGAGCGTGGTCAAGATGCAATCGATGGTATACTAGATTTATCCAGAGAGACAGAACATCCACGAGCATATGAAGTTGCAGGTCAATTAATAAAGACAGTCGGAGATACAGCAGAAAAACTTTTAGATATACAAAAGAAAATAAAAGAATTAGAAAAAGAAGACGAACAAAAGATTGGTACTCAGCACAATCATCTATATGTGGGATCAACTTCTGATCTACAGAAGTTTTTAAAGAAGAATGGTAAAGCCGAAAAATGAAGGATATCTCGGTAATCATCTGATCAAAAGATCAGGTATCGAGACTGAATATACTGAACATGAGATGGCAGAGTATTTAAAATGCTCTGAGAATCCTACTCATTTCATAGAAAACTATACACAAATTATTTCACTTGATGAAGGTCTAGTTCCTTTTGAACTTCGTGGTTATCAAGAGAATCTAATTAATCATTTTAAAGACAATCGATTTAGTGTAGTACTCGCATCAAGACAGAGTGGTAAATCGATAACATCGTGTGCGTATTTACTATGGTACATACTGTTTAATCCAGAAGTTACTGTAGCTGTACTCGCAAACAAAGGCGCAATCGCAAGAGAGATGATAGCAAGGATCGTTACAATGCTTGAGTCTGTTCCCTTTTTCTTGCAACCAGGCGTCAAAATACTAAACAAAGGGAACATTGAATTTGGTAATGATAGTAAGATCGTGGCAGCTGCTACATCTTCTAGTTCGATTCGTGGTATGTCAATCAACATGCTGTATCTCGATGAGTTTGCGTTTGTCGAAGATGCAGAGACATTTTACACTGCAACATATCCTGTAATTACATCTGGTAAAGATTCGAAAGTTATCATTACTTCAACAGCGAATGGCGTAGGTAATATGTTCCATAAAATATACGAGAGCGCTATTCATGATCAATCTGAATATAAACCATTTACAATTAATTGGTACGATGTACCAGGT